TTCATACACTGTAGAAAAGAATACTAAAAATGATATTGCTATTGAGCCTTTAGATTCTATTCAAAAAATAGATTGTGAAGCTGATAACATAAAGAAGTTAGACATAGCTAAATGTAAAATGGAGACAAGACTATTGGAGTTAAAGTATTAAATCTTACACAGTAAGATAGAAAGGTACACATGGAAGACGGCAATCTAAGATTATATGTTCTTAAAATACTACTCACTAAAAAGAATTTTCTTAGAGTTAAAAACATTATTCATGATGATTTCTTTACAAATGGAGTAAAAGATATCTATAAAGCTATCGCTCAGATTTATGAAGACAATCCTGAAATAGAACAAATTAACTATGACGATTTACGAATCAGTTATTTTGAGACATACTTCTCTAATCAAAGTGTTAACGCTCAACTAAATATTAAAAATATCATTAGTAGATTAGAGCAATCAAAACCAATGACAGATAGTGTTATTGAAAATGCTATCAAGAGTATGTACAAGATGTCAAAGGCAGATGAAATGTCAAGACTTTGTATTGAGATAGGAAACAATCCTAGTAAACATTCTTTCCAAGAAATAAAAAGATTTCTTAATGATGTGGATGAGGACAACTTCGAAGAAAAGGAAAGCACTCTAGTCAGTACAGATTTAGATGAGATTCTATCTATCAATGAACACAATGGTGAGTTCAAATTTAACATATCTGAATTAGAAAATAGTACAGGGGGAATTGGTAGAGGTAATTTTATGGTAGTATTTGCTAGACCTGAAACAGGTAAAAGTGCCTTTTGGGTTAGCCTTGTAGCAAAGCAAGACGGCTTCGCTTGGCAAGGACACAAGTGCCATTCTTTTATTAATGAAGAACCTGCTAGAAGGATTCAAATGAGAATGGTTAATGCATGTAGTGATATTACTAGGAAAGAAGTATACAATGGCAGTAGACATTTAGCTGATACTCATTGGAATAAAATTAAAAATAATATATTTACTCATGACAAAGTGGATATGACTATGGAAGATTTAGATACTTACTGTAAAGATAATGAGGTAGATGTTTTAATCATAGACCAATTAGACAAAGTTAACGTTGTAGGTAAGTATAATTCTTCTCATGAAAAACTAAGAGAGATATATAGACAAGCTAGAGAGATAGCTAAAAGACATAACTGTTTAGTTATTGGTATGTCTCAGGCATCTGCAGAAGGTCATAACAAAGCCACTTTAAGTTTTGATGTTATGGAAAATTCTAAAACAGGTAAGGCTGCTGAGGCTGATTTGATTATAGGTATTGGTAAGAACGATGCTGAAGAACTTGATGTCAATGAAGGACATCGAAGAACTATATCCATATCAAAAAATAAACTGTCAGGAACACATCCTGTATTTCACCTTCATATTATACCGTCACTGTCACAATACAAGTCAATACTAGATTAGAAAGGATGATAACAATGATTACAGTATTAGATATAGAAACCACCTTCACCAAAGAGGGAGACCCAACACCTTTCAATCCTAACAATAGATTAGTAAGCATAGGTATTAATAACGAATACTTTTTTTTCTATCATAAAGAAATGAATGACATGAAAAAAATTCAAGAGAATAAGATAGCCATTCAAAAGATTCTAGATGAATCTGTATTAGTCGTAGGGCATAACTTAAAGTTTGATATGTCATGGATGTATGAGTTTGGATTTAAATATGAGGGAAAATTATACGACACCATGTTAGCAGAGTATGTAGTTAACAGAGGTGCAAAAGATAAATCTATCTCTTTAAAAGAATCCTGTAAGAGAAGAGGACTAAGCATGAAGTCAGATATCTTATCTACATATATGGATAGTGGATATGGTATTGATGAAATTCCTATGGAGAAATTAGAAGAGTATGGTAAGCAAGACGTAGCTATTACTAAGCAACTATATCTTACACAAGTAAGATTGTATAACCAACCTGGGAATAAAGTTCTAAAACCTACAAGAGATTTAATGAATGATTTCCTACGTGTATTAATTGATATGGAATGTAATGGAAACTATATTGACTTACAAGAATTAGATGTCGTAGAGAAAGAACTGAATCAAGAATACTACAAACTTAAAAATAAGATTGGTAAAATTATTCAACAGGTTATGGGTGATACTAAAATAAACCTATCATCAACAGAAGATTTATCTAAAGTTATTTACTCTAGAAAGGTTCACGACAAGAATACTTGGGCCACACTATTTAATATTGGTATAGATAAAAGAACTAAGAAGCCTAAGAAAAGACCAATGATGACCGACAGAGAGTTTTCTAATGTCATCACTAAACATACAGAGCAAGTCTATAAAACTATTGCACAACAATGTAATATATGTAGTGGTGTAGGTTATATAAGACAACTAAAGAAAGACGGAACACCATTTAAGAACCTATCAAAATGCAGTAAATGTAAAAGTGAAGGTATGTTGTTTATTGAAACAGAAGCTAAGGCAGGTTTTAATTGGACTACAAAACTTGTGGCAGATGTTTCTCAAGGTGGATTCAAAACAGATAAGGAAACATTAAATAGGATTAGTAAGTTAGCTGAAGGTTCTTTAAAAGAGTTTGTGGATAGTGTTATTAGGTATAGTGCTATTGAAACTTACCTCAATACTTTTGTGACAGGTATTAAAGATAACGTAAGAGAAAACAAAGTACTGCATCCTTCTTTTAATCAGCATACCACAGTGACAGGTAGGCTATCTTCTTCTAAACCTAACTTCCAAAATATGCCAAGAGGTGATAAGTTTCCTGTGAAGAGAGTTATTAAATCTAGATTTGAGAATGGTGAGATATTAGAAGTAGACTTCTCACAATTAGAATTTCGAACTGCAGTATTTCTAGCACAAGATGTACAAGGTATGAAGGATATTGCAGACGGAGTAGACGTTCATCAATATACGGCTGATGTTATTGGGTGTTCAAGACAAGACGCAAAGGCCCACACATTCAAACCTTTGTATGGTGGTATGTTAGGTAAGAAAAAAGAGAAGGAGTATTATGAGAAATTTTTAAAGAAATATAAAGACATTGCTGATTGGCATATGAAATTACAAGAGAGAGCGTACAGTTCTAATATTGTAAGACTGCCTAGTGGTAGAGAATATTATTTCCCTAATGTTTTTAAAAGGGTAAATAAAAGAACAGGTTTTATATCGTATTCTAATTCAACAAATATAAAAAACTATCCTGTTCAAGGTTTTGCTACTGCTGATATAGTTCCCTTAGCATGTATTAATGTTTGGGAATTATTAAAAGAACGTGGAAAGAAAAGTCTAATTATTAATACTGTCCATGATTCTGTAATACTAGACATGCATCCTGATGAGATTGATGATGTTGTAAACATTGTCAAGACTGGTTTTAAGAATGTGAAGGATGCGATGTTTACTAGATATAATTGTGAACTCAATGTACCTTTAGACTTTGAAATAAAAAAAGGTAAAAATTGGCTTGACTTATCCACAATTATATGATATAATGATAATTATAATAGAGGTAATATAAATGACTAATGACTTAATAAATGATATAGATAATCTAAGCAATGATAAACTCATGTCTATGCTTGGTCAAGATGTAGACTCAGGTGGTTCTATACTAGGTAGATTATCTATTAACTATGATACCGAAGACTCAGACGGTAATCTTATAAAACGAGGTCTATATAAAGTAGAGACACAGGAACATGGAGCAATCTTTTCCGAAAAAGTTTCTTTTAGACCTTTCCTAAATACTTTTCAATACAAGAAATACGATGAAGAGAATGAGGAAAACAATTATAAATCTGTAATGTTTACAAGTTGGTCGGATTCAAAACCTGACACCAATGGTACAGACGCATGTGGAAGTGTACCGAAAGCATTACGAGAAGGGCTTGACCCCGTTGCTAAAATGGAACAAGACAAAGTTACATGTTATAGAAATGTTTTTGGTGTAGTATCTATTAAAGGTAAGACATCAAAAGGTGACGAGATAACATTGACTAATGAGCCTGTTGTCTATAGAGTGCGAGGGGTTAATTTTCTACCTATTGGAGACCAATTAAAAAGTCTATCAAAAAGAAATAAGATTATGTATAATACTGTATTAGAATTTTTTGGTACAGAAAAACATACCAAAGGTAGTGTTACTTATTTTGTTGCAAAGATTAAGGATTCAAATAAAGATGTTAAGTTTTCTGATGAAGACAAGGCAATCCTAAAAGAGTTCTTAGACTATGTGAGAAATGAGAACGATTATGTAAAGGGTGAATATGACATAGCTATAAAAGAAAAGCACAAGTCTACAGTATCTCCTGACGACTTGGATGATGCTACTATCTTACAGGAAATGTCCGCTTGACTTTCTTAGAAGAAGTAAAATCATTTTTGGCACAGGCTCAAAACGAGCCTGTTGCCATACCTAAGAATATTCTTCAAGAGTTTAAAGAAGATTGTGGTAAGGCAGTAGAAAAACAGTTCACAGATGAGAGAGAGAAAGAGTTTAGAATCAGGATGTCAAACATTGGTAGACCTTTATGCCAATTACAAATGGAAAAGAAACATTTTGGCGACAAGTCCTTAAAGAATTTTGAAAATTACAATCACAAGTTAAGAAATTTATTTGGTGATATATTAGAAGCAGTAGTTGTAATGCTATTGAAAACAGTGAAGGCTAAAATCAATGGTCTTCAAGGCAGTGTCAAACTTAACACAGAGTATTTTGACATCAAAGGTACATATGATATTATTATAGACGATAAGGTATATGATATCAAGAGTGCTTCACCGTTTGCCTATGAGAAAAAGTTTGGGGAACAAGGTGGTGGATTTGATAAGTTCGTAGAAGGCGATGTCTTCGGATATCTATCCCAAGGGTATCTTTATTCGGAAGCCACCACCAAGCCTTTCGGTGGTTGGATTGTTGTTAACAAATCTACAGGTGAGATAATGTTAAGCAGTCCACCTGAAGAAGATGACAAGTACCGTGAACAGGCTATGGGTACTGTAAAGAAAAATATAAAAGCATTGATGACGGATGAACCGTTTGAAAGATGCTTTGATTTAATAGAAGAAAGTTTTTATCAAAAGAAAACTGGTAATAAAGTTTTAGGCACTGTTTGTTCTTTCTGTGAGTATAAACATTTATGTTGGGGTGATAATCTTCAGTACTTGCCCCAACAACAATCTAAAGCAAGAAGCCCTAGATATTTTTGGTATGCTGAGATAAATAAACCCAAGGAGGTATACAGTGAAGAAAGTTCCAGTTGATGATAATAGTGTTGTTATTGTAATAAAACCCTACGGTGATAACAGATTTGCTTGTGGTCTTCATTCTAATTATGAACAAGACACCGAAGATAAAGTGATGTGCTATACTGTAGCTATGGGCCTTTGTCAAATTGCACTTGATGACCCTGATATGGTTTATGAGATTGGTTTAAGTGTTGCTGAAATTGAAGAGAAAAAAAAAGAAGTAACTAAAAATGGACACGATAAGGTGTTGAACATAACTGAGTGGAGAAAAAAATTAAACTAATGAAACATAATTCTAATTTTAAATACGATTTGGAGTGGGGAAAACAAGGGGAGACCGTTGTTGCAGAAATACAACAAGGTGAAAAGACTGAGGTAAAGTCTGAAAGAGATAAGTGGATTAAGACAGGTAATCACTATTGCGAATATCAAAGTAGAGGGAAAGAAAGTGGGATAAAGAAAACTCAAGCAGAGTGGTGGACTATTAACTTCTATAGTGGTGATAGATTTTGTTTTAATCTTACAATAAAGACAGAGGACTTACGTAAAATAATAAATGATAATAATTTTAATAAAGTTCCTGGGGGTGATAGCAATACATCTTGGGGATACTT